TCGGCGTACTGTTCGTTCTGCGCAGCTAAGACGCTCTGAAGTTCGGCTGCTCTATCGGGGTTAGCTTTAACAAGCTGATTGTACGTAGTTTGTGCTTGGTTTTGCTCTTGCCTGATACCGAGTAAGCGTTCTTCCAGGTCTACAAACTCAGGGCGCACGCCTTCTAGGGTGAGGCGATTACGCAGAGTCTGCAGTTCGTTACTATCGCGCATTGTCGCGTTTTGTTGCCTAAGGGCATCTGTGGCCTTGAGCGTGAATTGTTCAAATAGGGTAGCGCGTTCCTTAGATACGTTGGCTTCGATAAGTTGTTGCTGAGCTTCGGCTTGCGTTACGTCGAGGCCCTCGATGACCGCACCACCACTGGATTTGATTGCGCGATTCTGCTGGGTTGCGGCGCCTGTGGGCAATCTTCTTGCTCCTCCCAACCCCATCAGGGCGGCTAGCCCAGGTGTGAGAGGCACTTTGCCGCCAGGCGTAGGGATGTGTAGGTGTATGTTTTGTCCGCCTTTGCCTGCCCCGTGGCCGTAAGGGTCGCGTGTAGGACCAAATAGCTGTGTGCCAAAAGCTCCTGTTGCGGCTAGTTTGCGCTCCATATCAGCGGTACGGCGCAGAGCAGCGGCGTCACTACCCCCGAGTATCCCCATATCCATGGCGTTAAGCATATGATTAGGCGTTTTGTGGCCGCGATTTGTAAAATCGCCAGTAGTACGCCCAAATCCCTGCTTAATCAGCCAGGCACGTAGTTGCTCCTTTGGGATAAACCCTGCGGCGCCGCTGCTTAGCGCCGCTGCGCCTTGCTCTTCGAAGGTGGCACGGATCGTGGCGCTTTGTTGCGTCTGCTTAGCCAGGCGCACGTCTTGAGCTGCACGGACACGGCGCTCCTCGATCTCGCGCAAGCTGCGCTGCAGATCCTCAAAGTTGCTTACGATGTCGCGTGCTGCACCAGTTTCGCGCATGATGCGATTCTGTGCTTGAGCGTCGTCGAGACGTTTTTGTAGTTCGTAGCGTTGACGGTCCAGCTCGATTTGGTGCTGGAATACCCTGTCGGCCGCACGCAGCTGCTGGTCGAGCAGCGTGTTGGCCAAGCGCTGTTGTTCGGCAGCCGCGGCTTGGCGCTCTCTCTCTGCTTTGTCCTTGGCTGCTTTTTTCTTCTTTTCTTCGTCTGTGGCAGGGGAGGGGAATGCGGATAGTTGTCCGGGAAAGCGTTGTTGAGCGCTAGCAGGTACATAGCGACCTGTATCGGCCAAGGCAACGGGTGGGCGTTCCTGCGTGGCGCGTATACCAGTGCCGATCAAACGCCCGATAACAGGATTGCCGGGAGCTAGTACCATGCCTATGGTCTGAGCACCTCCCTGCGCCATTGCTTTACGCAGAGGCTCAGGTAATGATTGCCAACGCTTTAGTATGCCACTGAATATACCGTTAAATGTGGAATCAAAGCTGGTTACTAAGGCACCCGCTGTGTTTGTGAGTATATTTTTTGCCGCTTCCCATGTATCCGTAATTATCTTTACGTTAGTTTTTACGATGTCTACAGCGATCTTCCATGCAGATTCAAAATCAGTTTTAATTATGTATAGGAAGCTGTCTACCCACGTTTTGAACTCCTTGTTATTGTCATATAAAGCTGCACCTAACAGACCTAGAGCTGCTGTGCCTGCTGCCACCCAGCCAAATCCCGGAACAGCTGCGAGTGCGGCACTAAGACCTCGCACAGATAAAGCCGAAGTCGCGGCAACGTCTCCCGTAATTTTTACAGCGGAGGCACTACTTGTAAGTAGTGCCAATACCTTTATAGTTGCTAAACCTTCTAGTGCCGCTTTGAGTCCAATCAAGCCCAAAGTAACGGCACCCAGCTGCAAGGCAAACGTTGCTAAGCCCGAGGCAGTTTTGTTTTCAATTAGAAACTCAAACGCAGCGGCTATGCCCTTAAGCGCGGCAACTACAGAGGGAGTAATGGTAGTAATAAACTCTGCAAAAGCACTCTGTAAAGAGGCGCCAATGGGTTGCAGAGCGCGTCCTACCTCTAGTTGCATGTTTTGCATTGCAACTGTCAAACGAGCGCCGGCTTCTTGGCTGGACTTGGCGATCTTGAGTGCTGTTTTTCCGTACTCAGTGCTGATTAGCTGCAGGAACTTCATTAGGTCGTTCAGACCTACTTGGCCCTCCTGGAGCGCCTTCTGCAGCTGAGGGCCGGTCATGCCGGCCGCCTTGGCGAATAGGACAAATGTGCCGGGTAGACGCTCAGCGATTTGGTTAAGTTCTTCGGCGCTGACCTTGCCCTTGGAGAAGACCTGCGTGAGTGCGAGGAGGGCGCCATCGGCCTGCTCGGCGTTGCCACCAGTGGCTTTCACTGCCTCGCTTACTGCACGGAACGCGAAGGCCGAGTCGGTAACCGTTCCACCGGCGCCGGTCACAGCGGCACTCAGTTGGGTCATGCTTCGGATCGCAATCTCCTGGGGGATGTTGAGATCGCGGGTCGCGGAGTCAGCAGCTGCCAAAGCGCGGGTGTAAGCATCCTGGGAGCCAAGAATGCCCCGCAGAGCGATCTGCAGCTTGTCGATGCGGGCCGAATAGTCGGTGACGCCACTGAGCTGCTGGCGGAACATGCCGACCTGCGCACCAGCAGCCGCACCAGCGAAAGCGCCGCCCACGCCGCCCACGGCCAAGCCGCCGAGGCCGCCAAGCAGGCCCTCGGGGCCGCCAAAAATGCCACCACTAAGCGCCGCGCCGACACCCTGCGCGAGCTGCATCCCGCTTAGGCGGCCACCCCCAATAAGGCGCTCGCGTCGTGCCGTGAGCTGATTCAGTTTCTTAGTTGCCGTGTCGAATGCTGGCGCGGTACCGCCAACGGCATTGCGTAGTTCGGTCCACGCGCCTATCTGCGCTTCCAGACTATTTACGCTGCCGTTACTTGCTTTTGTAGTCTTATCAATATCGACGTAAATATCGCGTAATGGGCGGCGTGCTCGTTCGGCAGACTTGCCCAGATTGTCAAATTGAGCGGCTAACTGCCCCCCTAATGCTGGAGATACGCCTACAGCAGCGCTAGGCAGATCGCCGCCTCGTAGAATCGCACGCTCATCGAGGAACGCGCGACTACCTCTCGTTGGTGCTTGGCCTTCAGATGGGCCAAACGTGACTTCAGTGCGCCCTGGAACGAGACGACGGGCACCGCCGCTAATCGCAGCGCCCGTACCAGCGGCAGAGGTTTGGCCAGCAGCAGGCAGCAGTAGGGGGGTGTTGCTGAGATTGAATGCTTCGTTTGCAGCCTTGCGCAGACGCTCGTTCTCTTTTTCTAAACGCTGGCGACCACGCCTAACGGATTTCGTTATTGCGGGATCAAACTCTCCACCACCGACTTGCTGCGAAAAAGCGCGAAAACCGCTGGCTTGATTTACTTCTCGTTGTGCGTTTACACGAGCACGCAACCGCTGAAGTGCAAGGTCTTCTTGCGTTACAACATCTACAATAGCGTTCTTTAGTTGCCTGTTTAGATCCTTAAGTTCGATGGTAAGTGCGCGACGGCGCTCATAACCAGTAATGTTTTCAAGTTCCGCATTTATCTCACTTACACGCAGCCGTATGCCCGCGAGAGTATCGGGTAGCTCTAAATTGGCTGCACGACCTTCCGCGTACTGAGCGTACTGCGGACTTTCATACATTGCGTTACGCGCACGAACCTGCTGCCGAGACTCCGTGATAGACCTGACAGTGCCAATAAGCGCTATACGTTGTTGGTAACGAAGAAACTCATCAGAAGATATGTTTAATTTCTGCATCTGGCCTTGAAGGCGGCCTATCTGAGCGGCGATCTTCTCCAGAGATGCAGCGGGAATTTGAGTGAGCGTAGCTGCAGCAGCACTGGCCTCACTTTTGAAACGGCCTAGGTTTTTAGTGGCTTGGTCAATATCCTTACCTAACTGCAGAAAGGCTGCGGATCCAGGACGAGTCTGTCGCTGTAGACGCTCCAGGCCGTCTATTTGCTGCTGCAGCGACTTAGCGTTCTGGGTTCCGGCACGGGCGTGCTCAAGCAGAACTGCACGCTGCTTATCAATAGCAGCTGTAGAGCCGCGCAGCACGGATTCCATCCGTGTAATCTCTGCAGCAAGCTCTCCATAAGCTTTACCATTTACGTCTACTTGGGACTTAAGCCCCTTAAAAGCTTCAATAAGTCCTTTATTCGCTGCTTCGGTATTGCCTGCTTCTTTAGCAAAATCGTTGAGTCGGCCGCGGAGTTTACTAATGTCGGTTTCGGTGAACCCCGTTACCTTGTTCAGCTCTCTGAACGACCCTTTTATTTTGTCTAGGTTCTCAAAACCTTCCTGCTTCAGCCTGAGGATAATATCCTCAATCTGCTTAGCCATCCTGCTTATCCTCCCCCTTAGCCAACGCGCTGAGAGCGGCAGTTTCCATGATCTGCAGGCCCTCCAGCATGTCGAGGCGGTCGTCCACGCAGTATAGATCCATCAGACCGCCAGGCATCAGCAGCACCTCGTATTTCAAGCCGAGGTAGCCCGCCATGGTGGTGTTCCACTGCGTCTGCATTCTTAGGAACATCATTACGATGTCCCAGTTTTCGTCCCAGACCTCGTAAGGGGCGGCGGGTTTGGGTTTCGCGTCTTCGGGTAAGACTAAGCCGAAGACTTTGGCATCGTCTTCGGTCTTGTCCTCCTCCTGCTTACCGCCTACCCAGAACTCCGCCGCGCCTCTCAGTTTCCCTGCTTAGCGCCGTCGAAGGTCTCGGTGTACGCCTTCAGGACACCGCGCACCCAGTAGGGGTCGTCGGCGAAGTCGGTGAGGGCCTCGATGGAGAAGGGGAGGTCGGTGCCGTCTTCGTCGCTGATTCCGTTCCAGCCGAGCACGACGGCTTTAAGCAGGGGCAGATCGCCCTTTTCGCTGAGCTTGCCGAACTCCTTACGGCCCAGGCGCTTGAAGGTGATGTCGAATGTGCTGGAGTCGAACGTGCCGCCGTCAGCGGGTTCTTCGATGGTTACAGGCCACTTGAAGGTTTTGACCTTCTTGCGAACGAACGCCATAAGCTGTTCGGATGAGTTACTGGATGTACCGGCTTAGTGTAGGTGCTTTTCGCGTAAGCGGCATCGCAGCAAAAACCCCCTAAGCGGCGTGGCTTAGGGGGCTGGTGGTACGCGGCGGCGTGGCTCAGGCGTAGATCAGACGGATCTCGTCGTTGCCGGTGGTGGAGGGCACAGCGGTGTAGGGCAGGGCGAGCATATGGATGCCGTCCTGGTCGGAGTAGCTGGGCGCTCCGATGTCCACGCGGTTGGACACCAGCGAGACGATGTTACCGGCGGTCGTTCCATGGATGAAGGAAAGATCGCCGAGAGCGTTGTCGGTGAGAGAGGTGGTGAAGTAGTCCTTCGCTGCGATGGTGGGTGCTTCGATCGTTGCGGTGCCGGACACCGAACGATCGGTGAGCAGCACTTCCTTGGTGCAGCCTACGAGTTCGCGGTAGATGATGCTGTTACCGATGTCCATGGCAACCGACTGGAGGCAGCCGGAGTAGCCGAGGAGGTTGAAGCCACCACTGTTGCCTGCCTTAAAGACGAGCGGGGTGGCTTGGTCGGCATAGGTTACGGAAGGCGCGGCGGTGTCGGTGGGGGCGTTGTAGATGCCCGTCATCGTGAAATCGAGGGTCGGGATCTGGCCGACAGTGGTGTTCATCGAGAACGTGCCACGGGCGCCGGTGAGCTTGTGGAGAACCCCGTCGATATTGTAGTAGAGGGTTACCGAGCTGAAAGCGCTGCTGACAGGGGTGTAGACGGTCTGGAGACCGATGCTGTAAGTGCTGGTGTTGTCGGGAGTGACGCTGCCGGCGAGGGCGCGGATGGTGGCAACGCGGGTGGAGCCCACATAGCCGGTGACGAGCGCGACGGTGCCGCTGCCGGTGCCGCCGGTGATGCGAAGGATCTGGTTCTTGTAGGCGTCGTTGGTGGCGCTGGAGCCTACCGCCAGCGTGATGCTGTTCAGGGCGCCCGCGGTGGCGGTGCCGGTGACAGCAGGGGTGATGGCGGTCTCAGCGAAGCCGCAGGCTTTCAGGATCGAGCCGTAGCGGGGGGCGGTGCCGGCAGTGCCGCTTCCGGCCAGTTCGATGCTGAAGGTGCATTCGACGCGGACGTTGGCAAGCAGCTGCTCAGAGGCGCCCAGGTAAGGACGAACTAGGTCACGGTTGACGCTCTCGCTCTGGACCGGCGTAATGTTGAGGTCACGGACCAGCACGGCGTCGGTGCCCGTGGGGGAAGGATCGGAGCCGTAGGTTCCCTCGATCTCCGCCAGAAGAAGGCGCTTACGAGTGAGGAGTGTCATCGTGAATTACCTGGGGGTGTCTGAACGCTGCGTACGCTGCACAAGCGTGCGCTGGCCGGTAGAGGGGTCGAGGGTGTACGAGCCGCCTTGGCCGCTGTACTCATCAATAAGCATAGGTGCGGGCGCTTCAACAGATTCTGCTGCGGCTTCTTGTTCCAGCTCCTGCAGATTGTCCTCAGCAACTTCGCTGCTCAGGACATCCTCGGATGGTGCTGTAGTTCTTGCCATAAGTGCTTGGGGGCTGCGGCGATTCTAAGCGGCGGACATGGCACAGTTTGCGGGCTTAGCTGCTTAGCGTTGCCACTTGCGTGCGATAAAGGATGCGGAAGTTGTTGAAAATTACGCCTACGGGGGTGTCGGCAGCTTCTAAGGTAAATTCGGTGGGGCCTGGTTGGATGTCTATGCAGAGACCGCCCAGAGTAAGGTCGGCCATTAGTTTGCTGTGCAGGGACTCGATTATGGGATCGGCGGCTTGATCAGGTACTGCATCGCGCACGATAATTACCACGCGCATGTTTAGTGTGTGATCGAGCGTAGGCAGCGATGTGTTCTGCGTCGGCACGTTGCTTACGGGCTCGACGATGAGGGCGGCGCTCTCGGCGCGTGCCACTGGCTCGACGCGGCTGCGGTAGATGCGCGTGCCAACGCCAACGGTGCCGACAAGCGTGGTCCGCACCGCGCTAAGGATTTGCTCGCGCTTGGTTGTCA